GCCTGCCAGGGCAACAAAACGAACGGCAAACCTTCGTGCTCGCCGCCGTTGAGCTTGAGCACTGTCTTGAAGTAACGGATAGCCCGGTTGGCTTTTTCGAGATCCCAGGTCAGCCCGCGCTTCGGCCCGTCTTCCAGGTCTCGCAGGTGGCGACCACATGCGTTTCGAATATCGGGACCGGCCAATACTTTGCCGGAGTAAACCTCTTGAGCCCAGGCCGTTACTGGGTCGACCGCATAGGAAACCTTCTTGACCTCAATTGAAGAACTCGTCTTCCGGGTCTTTGCTTGGAGGTTCGCCAATGGCCTGGACCTTGGATCGGGCGGCGGGTGTCATGCCGAAATGGGTAAGGTAAGAGAGCAACCGGCGGTCGGCGTCAGCCGCCATCGCGACTGCCGGATGCGCTTTTATCAGCCCGGCGTCGGTCGAATAGGTATGGCCCTCTTCGGAAATAACTTTGGTCAAGCGGCGGACCTCGGCGGCGACTTCGCACAGCCGCTCGAGGGTTTGAAGATCGGCCTCAGTCAGCACGCCCATGGACGTGGCGAGCGGGCAGAATATTTTCCACACCGCCTGTCCATCGGCCGTCATCGTTGAGGGTGGCGACTGGTATGATGCGACTGCGAGCTGCGGCTCCCGCTTGTTTTCCCGACTGGTACGCAACGTACCAGTGACCTTTTTCTGGGTCGTAGGAGCGGGGGTTCGTCCCTTCAAAAAAAACTCTCCAATTCTGGCTTTTTGCGTAAAGAGGGTCGAGGGCGGTCCTATGCAGCGGAAATCCGAACTTTTCACCCTCCCCCTAGGGGCAGTGGCGTGCCACACCAAAACGGTGCGCGAATCCTGAAAATCATTCTCATTTCCGAGACTTCGAACGATTCCAGTGATGGTTTGGGTCGATGGGCAGCCCATTGACGTCACACCCGACCACTACGCCCGACTTCTCCTCTCGCTGCTTCGCGCTGTCATGGCAAAGCTTGCAGAGGCTCTGCAGATTGGTCGCATCGAAGAACAGCGTCACGTCGCCCCTGTGAGGCTTGACGTGGTCAGCAATGTTGGCGGCTACCACGCGACCCTGTGAGGCGCACCGACGGCACAGCGGCTCTGCCTGGAGCTGGATCCATCTGAGCCGGTACCACTCCTTCGTCTTGTAGAGGTGGTGCCAGGCAGATGTACTAGCCATCACTCCACCTCGATCCTGACGCCGCGCTTCACAACCCAGTCGATAAAGCCCGGCACGATCTTGTCTCGACCGGTGAGCCAGTACCACACCGCGGCGCAACTCATCAGCGGCGAGACCCACCAGCGGAGCGTGGTCTTCAGTGTCACGTTGATCCGAGCCATCACGGTGACCTCGTTGGCAGCTTGAAGTCGGTCACTCGATCAGCTATCGACCGGATCTTCTCCACACCGAGGAAGCCAACCCAACCACCGACGAAGGTGGCCATGCTTTGCGGCAGCCCAAAGAACTCCAGACCACTGATGATGGTCAGGGTTAACCCGCCACACAGCACGCCTTCCACGATCATCTGGCGCCGCGAGCCGCCACCGTAGGTGATGCGCAACACGGCCATGGCGAAGGACAGCCCGGCCGGGTAAAGGATCGGCGCATGCTGGCTCAGCCACGCAAGCATCAATGCCCAGGTGTCTGGCTTATCTGGCATGTTCGGCATCTCAGGTTCCTCCCTTTCGGGGAGTGAATAGATCAGCTCCAGCGGCACTCCCAGCTCAGCGCGACGGGTGTGGTGGAGCCGAAAACGAAAAAGCCCCGGCAAATGCCGAGGCTCGGTGAACTGTAGAAAGCAAAAAGCCCAACTCCAGGGTCGGGCTTTGCTCGCGGAAAAACCGCAAAGTAACTGAAATCTATACATCAGCCCCGGGCCTGTCAAGCGGCCTGACGACGAATGTCTAAAGCCCCGTCAATCCATGCAATGCCGGCCTTCCAGAGCCCGCGCGTCTTCTCTTCGCCGAACTTCATTTTCTTGCCAACCTCCATCAGCGAGGTGTCCCGACTGGTGTAGTACTTCATCAGGACCTGGCCGCATTCTGGGTACCGCTTCAGCAGGCGCCCCATCAGCCCATCGATCAGCAGCGCGTCGTCATCAGTGATGATCGGCGACAGGATGGTGTTCTCGCGAGAAGCGCAACAGGACACGCCGGAACCCAGGACAACCCAGCGGCCCCAGTGCTCCAGCAGATCCTCGGCGGTACGCTCTTTAAATGTCGGTGTGAAGGCCATGGCTCAATCCCCTGTGAAGTTGGTGGCACCTGGGCCACGGCGGTTGTTCTCGTTGTACTGCGCTTCAGCACCGGCGGGCTTGAAGCAGTTGAACTGTGCGATCTGATGCTCGGCGGCCTGGAGACGGATGCTCAACTGCGTCACTAGCACCTCCAGCGGCAGCGCCTCGCCGGTTTCGGCGGTGACCCAGCCGGAGGCGTTGCATTGCACGCAGGCCAGTTCGTGGAATACACCCTTGATCACCGCTCGACCACGGCATGCCGGGCACTTAGCCAAGTCGAGTTGGGCGGCGCGGAATGCCGGTCCGTGGGACTTCTTCATGATCACTCGATCCATTCGCCATTCCCCCAAGTCAACGGATTGAACCAGCGCCAAGCCGGAACCCAGACCACCACCGTGTCTCTCCAGCCCTGGCGAGATCCGCAGTGACCGCAGAGTTTCAAGTCTTCAAACGAGTTGTAGAACCTGGCGGCGTGACTGTCGATGTGGCTGATCGAACCGCAGGATTTGCAGGCAAGAGCGTGATGAAATGCCATTTTTAAACCTCGCCCTTAACAAATTGTGGTTCCGGCTCGCAGGCCCCGCCGTTCAAGGCGTCTACGATGTTTTGCGAATCTTCATATCTAGAGCCTGTCTGCTCGTGAATCGCCTTGAACCCACGCTCATCTAACCAGTCGTGCCACTTCACCAACGCCAAGCGGCGCTGCTCTTTGGCCTGGGTGTTGATGTAGGTGGAGGCGATCTTGCCCAGCGAGTGGTTGAGCAGCATCTCACCGATGTGTCCGTCTACACCAAGGTCGGTCCAGGCTGTACGGGCCACCTTGCGCAGGTCGTGACTGGTCCAGGCGCCCTGCCCCAACCGGGTGAACACGGCGCTCGCCTGGTTGTCGCTCAGCGGCTTGCCACGGCGTGACGGGAAAAGGAAGGCGCCCTCATATCCTTGGGCGGTCTGGCGGTCACGGTAGCGGCGCAGCAGTGCAACGACTTGATCGGTCAGCGGCACCCGCAGCTCGGTCTTGGTCTTGGTGTGGTCAGCCGGCAGGAACCACTCGCGCTCTGGCAGCGCAATGTCGGCCCAGCGGGATTGTCGGGTCTCGCCAATACGGGTGCCGTGGCACAGCATCATCAAGGCCAACATGGCGTCACCCGGCGCGCTGTCGAAGCGCTCGGCCAGCAGGCGCACCAGGTCCTGCAGCTGCACGTCCCGCAACCGCGCCGGCTTGGGCAGAATGCGTGCCGTGGTGAAGTGGATGAACTTGAGCTCTGCCATCGGATTGACCGGTATCAGGTCGAGCTTTCGGGCTTGCCGGAACGCGACGGCCAGCAGCCGGTAAAGCTGCTGGACGTAGGACAGCGACAGTTCAGCCTGTGCCGGCCACATCAGCAGCTTGTCGAGGGTCTGGGCGCTCACGTCGCGCAGCAGCAGATCGTCCAAGCGCGGCTTGAGCTGGCAGTTGATGGCCGACTTGCCCGCGGCCCGGCGCTTGTCGGACAGGGCCCGCGACTTGGCCATGCGGTCACCGAACCAGTCCAGTAGCTCCCCAACGGTCACCCATCCGGAAACACTGGCCGCGCCGTCGGCAGCGACGCGCAGGCGCACTGCCGGCAGTGCAGCGATCACCTGCTTGGTGTTCAGGTCGGGAAAGCCGCCGATGCGATGCCATTGGCGCTTGTTGAGCAGGTACCAGGAGCCGCGTGCGCGATTCTTGGCGAACCGGAAGTGCAGCGCAGGGTGACTGGCGTCCCGTAGATCGCGCACATGCTCAAGCTTGGCATTGCGGACAATCTCGGCATCCGACAGCTTCACCGTCAGGGTTTTGATTTGAGTACTCAAGAATCGCCCTCCTTGGGGGCAAGGAGGTCAACGACCTCAAACGTGGTTGGCCACATCCAGGCGCCATAGCGCCTGGCCATCGCCTCGTCCGCAAACAGAGCCAAGGCGTGATCAGGCGTTGAGCTAAGGTCCACCTTGAAAGAGCAGCAGTGCACTGCAAACCGGTAAACACGGGGCTCGGGTGTCGCAAAGCGCCTGGTAGGCATCAGAATCTCTCCTTTGATTTGTAGCGGTCGGCCAGGCTGGCGACTTTTTCCGGCTTGGGTTGCTCCACCCATCCGGCAGCCAGTTGCTCGAACCGGCTGTACTGACCAAGGAACGCCGTTCGAACGGTGCCGGTTTCAATGTCCCGGCCTTTGCCAATGATGATTTCGGCTATTCCTTTCGCCTCGGTGTGCTCGTGGTAAACCTCATCGCGGTACACGAACAAAATGATGTCGGCGTCTTGCTCAATAGCGCCGGATTCGCGCAGGTCAGAACACAGCGGGCGCTTGTTCGGGCGCTTTTCGCACTCTCGCGAGAGCTGGCTGAGCAGGATCACGGGCACGCCCAGTTCGCGTGCCATGAGCTTCGCGCTGCGGGTCATGTGGCTGACCTCCTGCTCGCGGCTGAACGTGCGCGAATCGGACTCCATCAGCTGCAGGTAGTCGATGATGATCAGATCCAGGCCGTGGCGGCGTTTATGGCGGCGGGCGGCCGAGCGAATGCGGTTGATCGTCATCGAGGCACGATCAGAGATGAACAGCTTGGAGTGCTTTATCTTCCCGGCAGCGCTCATGAGTTCGGCGCCGTGAGTGTGCGGGGCTTTTCCATTCTTGATCAGCTGCAGCGGGACCCGGCCTTCGGATGCCATGAACCGATCCATCAGGCCGGTGTTGTGCATTTCGAGACTGAACACCATCACACTTTTGGCGGCGCGGATTGCGTTGTGGGATCCGATGTTCATCGCCAAGGTGGTTTTGCCCATCGCCGGGCGACCAGCGATGATGATCAGCTGCTCAGGCTTGAGCCCTTGCAGCTTCTCGTCCAAATCCTCGATGCCCGTAGAAAGGCCGTCGATGCCCTCGCCCCGGTCAGCACGCGCCTGCAAGACTTCGATGTAGTCGTCCAAAATGTCAGAAGCTTTGAGCACCTCAGATGTGGCTGACTGGCTATCAATGGCCTGCGCCTCGGCCTGCACCGCCGCGACCTTGTCGACTGTGGGCTGATCGCTGTGGGCGATCTCGTTAATTCGATTGCTCAGTTCGATCATCGCCCTGTCGAGACTGCGTTCACGAACTGTGGCGGCGTAGGACGCAGCATTTGCGGCGCCAGGCGTGTTCCGGGTTACCTCGGCAGCATAGGCAACCGCATTGTCACCGCTGGGCAACGTGCCCAGGTACAGGCCTACGGTTACCGCGTCAGCCGGCTTATTTTCGCCGTGCAGCGCCATGATGCCCCGGTAGAGCGCGGCGTTATCGTCATAGTAAAAGTCATCAACTGTGAGGTCAGCGCTGAGAATGTCGATCAGCTCCGGACGGAGGAACATCGCGCCAAGGACGCCAT